GGTTCGACATCTACGTATTACTACATGACGAATGGCGGAGCGACCAGCGGTCAAACGACGGGGTCCGGCGGCTCGCATGACCATACTGGCTCCGTGTCCGGCTCTGTCGGCAATAACGGCAGCGGCGCGGCGCACAACAACCTGCAGCCTTTCATCACCTGCTATTTCTGGAAGAGAACGGCGTAGAACTAGGACTAAACAGCAAGGGGCACCCTTCACAGAGTGCCCTTTGCTTGCATGGAAAGAGAGGATAAATAACCAGGAGGTAGAACAAATGCGCCAATTGAACAATACAAGTCCCTCACAAACATAATAACAAATGTCAAGAAAATGAGCAACCAAAACCATGGGGGATTTGAAAATATTAAACCACAGCAGGAGGAAACGGATGGAATACACACGCAATTTGAGAAAAGGCACGTCCGGCGAGGACGTGCTTTTTTGTAAGCAAAAACTCTTGGAACTAGGCTGCTACGGCGATCATATCACGACGGTGAACAGGAAGACGTTCGGCGCAGACACGCTAGAAGCCGTGAAACGTTTTCAGGCGCAAGCCGCACTGACCGTTGACGGAGTGATCGGTAAGGAAACGTGGGCGGCCTTGATTGACGGCACGATTACCGAGACAGAGCCGGTCAAGAAAGGGACGGTATCGGACAAGGCAAAGGCGGTCTGCGCGCTGGCATTGACACGAATCGGCGACCTTTATGTTTGGGGCGCATCCGGTTTGACCGACCTGTTAAACTCAAAGATTCAGGCGATGGACGACGAGTTCGCGCGCGCGATCACGTTCCGGGACAGCCAGTATAAGGCGGGGTTTGCCGACCTCATGGCACACGACTGCTCCGGTTTCCTCTCATGGCTCTTGCGCGAGACGAACATCTGGGATGATCGTAAGAATTGCGATGGGCTCTGGGCACTATGCGAAACGGTCGCGCGCAACGAGCTGATCGCCGGCGATATCCTGTTCCGCAACAGCACTACAAATGCCGAAGATGAAACACACGTCGGCCTTTATTTGGGCCGAGGCATGGTCATCCACGCGAAAGGTCGCGATGTTGGTGTCGTAGTAGAAGGAATTAATCAGGGCGGCAGCGGTTACTGGCACAAATGCGGACGCTGCAAGCTCCTATATCAATAAAAGTGGGGGAATGGTTTTGGATTACATCGGAGAGATCATATCGGGCGTGTTCGCGCTGCTAGTCGTTTGGCTACAAGTGCGTATGACGCGCGACCGGAAACAAACAGAAAAGCGCGCCGCAATTCGAGCGAAGGAATCGAAGCTGGCCATGAAAATGCAGGATGCGAGCCTGTCGCTTTCTCTGGCGACTTGTATCGCCGTTGAGCGTGGTGAAACCAACGGCGAGATGAAGACCGCGCGCGATAAAGCGAAAACCGCGCAAGAGGAATACGAAGATTTTGTCCATGAGCTTGCATCGGAGCAAGCTACATCCATCTAAAACAAAGGAGAAACAAACATGAAAAAGAAACTGGTACTCGTAATGATTGCACTGCTGCTGCTCGCACTGCCCGCCGTCGCGCTGGCGGATACCGGCGGGGTAGTAGAGACCACCGTTACCAACATCCTGATCGAGAATGCCGCGAACATTACCGCGGCATTTTTTATTGCGCTGATTGGCGTATTTGGTGCGTGGTTGGCGGCTAGGCTCGGCAAGTCGACGCAGTTGGACACCGTGAACCGCGCGCAGCAGGAGTTGATCAAGCTGGCACAGATCACAGTCGGTGAATTGAAGCAGACGGTAGTTGACGGCATGAAGGCCGCGCACAAGGATGGAAAACTGACGAAGGAAGAGATAGCACAGCTCGGGCAGCTGCTCTACGACAAAACCACCGCGAAGCTCTCCGCATCCGCGATGAATGTGCTGACCGCCGCACAGGTCGATGTCTCCGCGCTGATCACGGGTACGGCGGAGCATTTGATTGGCCAGATGAAGGCAAACTGAAGTAATGAATGAAAAAGGCTCGGTTGGAGAAATCCCACCGAGCCTTTTTCTATACTCGCTTTCGTCAAAACAGGCTTCTCACCTCCAGTAGGTAGTGAGAAGAAAGATTTTTAGTTAGGAGGATGACCCATGACAAACGAGCAACAGTTGAAGATTATGACCTTGCGTCAGCAGGGTTACGGGTATATCAAAATCGGTCAGATGCTCGGCGTTTCAGATAATACGGTGCGATCCTTTTGCCGCAGAAACGAGCGCGGGAAAAATACAAAAACAGCAGTTTTTTTCTGTAAGCAATGCGGCAAACAGATCAAACCTATATCTGGACGCAAGCCCAAGAAATTCTGTTCCGATGCTTGCCGGGTGTTATGGTGGAATAGTCATATGGAATGCGTGAACCGAAAGGCGATCTATCCATTCAACTGCCAACATTGCGGCAAGCCTTTCTCGGCATATGGAAATAGAAGCAGGAAATACTGCGGCCATGTTTGCTATATCGCCGACCGAAAAAGGACGTGCTTGCAGTGAAGAATGAATATCGCGCCAATCTGGAACACTACCTTGCTGCCATGCTGCAGGCGAAAAAGATGCTCTCACAAGGGATCATTACGCCGGCCGACTTTGTCCGAGTGGATGCTATCCTGGCCGATAAATACGCGATTCCTGAGAACAGTTTATATCGCGGATAGACTTGCTATACCAATCGAATCAACGGTAATATGTTCAACTACGAGGAGGTGAAAGAATGCCGAGAATCCTGACGATAATCACAAAACCGCCAAAACTAGAACACAAAAAGCGGGTCGCCGCATATGCGCGTGTCTCCTGCGGTAAAGACGCAATGCTCCATTCGCTGTCGGCTCAGGTAAGCTATTACAGCAATTTCATCCAGAGCCATCCTGAATGGATCTATGCCGGCGTATATGTAGACGAAGCGAAAACCGGCACAAAAGACAAAAGAGAAGGCTTTCAGAATCTGATCGCCGATTGCCGCGCTGGAAAAGTTGACATGATACTGACGAAGTCCATCTCACGATTTGCACGAAATACGGTCGCTCTTTTACAGATCGCTCGTGAATGCAAAGCGCTGGGGGTAGACATTTATTTTGAAGAGCAGAACATCCATACGATCAGCGGTGACGGAGAGCTGATGATGACCATCCTTGCGTCATATGCGCAAGAGGAGAGCTTATCGGTCAGTGAAAATCAGAAATGGCGGATCCGTAAGAACTTTGAAGAAGGGAAACCATGGAGTGGCACCATACACGGTTATCGCTACGAAAACGGTACATACATTATTATTCCGGAAGAAGCAGCCTTGGTTCAGAAGATTTTCGAATTGTACCTGAAAGGGCTGGGATACAACGCCATAGCCCAAAGACTGAACGCGGAAGGATATAGAACTCGCAACGACAAGCTTTGGTACCAGAGCACGATCATGGCGATTCTGCGAAACTACGCTTACACTGGCAATCTGCTGCTGCAAAAAACCTATAGAGAAAACCACATGACGAAACGAAAGCGTTTCAATCAAGGCGAGCAACCGATGTTCCATGCTGAGGAAACGCATGAGGCGATCATCTGCAAGGAGATGTTTGATGCGGTTCAAAAGGAGATCGCTCGCCGAGCTGACGGGTTTAACAAACGTGAACCAAGTAAAACAAAGCATCCTTTTAGCGGAATGTTGGCTTGCGGCGTTTGCGGTGGCAGCTTTCATAGGAAAGAAACACATGGCGGCCCCGTTTGGACCTGCGGCAGGTTTAACACATTTGGCAAATCCGCTTGCGCGGTAAAGCATATACCAGAAGATGTCCTGATGAGCGCTACAGCAACGGCTCTCGGTGAAGCCGCGTTTGATGAACATTCTTTTCGCGACAGGGTGGATCGCGTTCAAGTCTGCAATGGCAACAAATTGATTTATCTTTTCAGAGACGGAACCGAAACCAGCGTGAAATGGAAAGACAAATCACGCAGCCAGAGCTGGACAGGTGAAATGAGAGAAGCAGCCCGGCAAAGAACTCTTGAGAGGAATAAACAACAATGTCAAAAGTGACAGTCATACCGTCAACTGTGAACCCGCTGACGCATTTGCCGTCAACATCGGCGGAAAAACGCCGTGTTGCTGGATACGCTCGTGTTTCTACGGATAGTGATGAACAGTTTACCAGCTATGAGGCACAGGTCGATTATTACACGAACTTCATCCAATCCAAGCCGGAATGGACGTTCATCAAGGTGTATACGGACGAGGGGATCTCTGGAACCAACACGAAAAAACGCGAGGGTTTCAAAGAAATGGTCGCCGACGCGCTTGCCGGCAAGTTCGATCTCATTGTGACGAAATCGGTCAGCCGGTTTGCGCGAAACACGGTCGATAGCTTGGTTACCATACGCAAGCTGAAGGAAAACGGCGTTGAGTGCTATTTCGAAAAAGAGGGCATTTACTCTTTCGACGGCAAAGGCGAGCTGCTGATCACGATCATGTCATCTTTGGCACAGGAAGAGAGTCGATCCATTTCCGAAAATGTGACGTGGGGCCAGCGCAAGCGCTTCTCCGATGGGAAGGTCCATATGCCATACAAACGATTCCTTGGTTACGAAAAAGGGGAGAATGGGAGACCGGTCATCGTTGAGAAGGAAGCCGCGGTCGTCAGGCTCATTTATCGGCTGTATATGGACGGGAAAACGGCAGCCGGAATCTGTAAACACCTTGAAGAGCTGAACATTCCATCCCCAGGCGGCAGCAGCAAGTGGAGCAAAACGACGGTGGATAGCATTCTAACCAACGAAAAGTACAAAGGGGATGCGCTCCTGCAGAAAAAGTTCACGGTGGATTTTCTGCAGAAAAAGATGAAGACCAATGAGGGCGAAGTTCCACAGTACTATGTGGAAGGCAGCCATCCGGCGATCATAGTACCGGAGGAATGGGATCAAGTTCAGGCTGAGGCGGCCCGGCGGAAACAGCTCGGCAGGGCATATAGCGGTAAAAGCGTGCTGTCGTCCAAGCTGATTTGCGCGGACTGTGGCGGATACTATGGCTCCAAAGTATGGCATTCCACAGACCGATATCGCAGGGTAATCTGGCAATGCAACGATAAATTTGAAAAGAAGTGCAGCACTCCGGTCCTTGACACCGAAACGATACAAAGGATGTTCATACAGGCATATAACCAGCTGATGACGAATAAAGCGCAGGTCATTGCGGATTGTGAGCTAATGCGCCGGATGTTGACGGACTTGGGAGATATAGATGCCGAAATTACGCGAATGAGCGAGGATTGCGAGATAGTTGCTGAGCTGGTCAGGTCGTTAGTCAAAGAAAACTCCTCAACTGCTCAGTCGCAGGAGGAGTATTTGAAAAAGTACGATAGCCTGAATAAGCGATATGAGGGTTTAGTGTGTGAGCTTGAAAAGCTGAAAGAGCAACGAACCTTGCGGCAGCAGCGGGACAAAGCCATGTTGGCTTTTATTCGGACAATGAAGAAGAATCCGCAGGTCCTCGAAGAATGGGACGACACCATATGGACGGTGATGGTGGAGAAGGGGATCGTTGGGAGGAACGGGGGAATACGGTTTGTATTCTACAATGGAGCGGAGATTGAGGTTGGGGGTGGATAAACGTATTTTGCGCCCCGCACTTGCTCTTTCACCGGTAAAACGTCTACTCCGCTATTCCGAGTTTCCGGCACACCTCCGAGATCGGGGTACTTAGTTCGGCTTGCTTCAACGCAAAGGCAATCTGCTTCTTTGCGTAATAGCTATCCTACATTTCTTCACCTAATTATTTCTCTAGTTTTGATAATCTTGCCTTTTCTGAGTGGACTTCATCTAGTGACAATAGGTCATTTTTTGATGCAGAAACAGCTACCGAAGTAATTTGCAGTAATCTACAAAACTGGTTTTACCAGTGAGATGCTTTGACTAATGTCTATCTTGTGTGGCGAAGAAGAATTTCTGTGCGAAAATCAACACATATAATATTTGACTTTGATGATATCAATGAAACATCACAACTCTATGCAAATTCCACATATGCTCTTCTGGAACAATTCGATCACCGGATGAACTAATGACGGAACTTAGCGACGCAAAATTCGCGGTCATAAACGAAGACTGTTCTTTAGCAACCCTGTTACAAAGAACAATCGGGTCAAGTTTTGCATTTCTCTGATTCGAGAAATTTGGCAAGTTGTTTCACCACCCAAATTAGCCAAGGCTCATAGCAGACCGGCGGACTCAAGCATATGTTCTCTTGAAATCTCTAGAAACCAAAGGTTAAAGCAAAGGTGAATGCCAACTTTTATTCCATTTATTTTTAAACACTTTTCTTGTTAACTCTTTCAACCAGAGTTTTTCATAGCCGGAAAGATGCACTTATTGATACTTACCAGCGCAACTTCCTCGATTGATAATTTCAGCCGTATTTTTGATTTTGTACTATCCATTTCTGCTATCCCAGTCACGATACCGCATTTAATCGATTTTTATAACCACACATAAGTTTTCGGATACAGTTGCTACAAGGAACATTTTCAGCAATCATTCTTAGCCGTTCTCTGCCCTCGAACAAGGAACCGCAATTACACACCTCAGGTAGAACAAAATGCCGCACTCGATACTTTTCACGAGTTCTCAGTTAGTAATTCAGTATAGATTTTCATTTTATTACATTATAGTATAAATCCGACCCTCATGTTA